CCCTTAAAGAAAATCTCCAAAAACACAAAAACATATCCTCTCTATAAAAAGCATTGAGATTGTATACAAGCTATACCGTCGGACCTTGCTTGAGGAAAGCAAACCAAATGACCAGGCTCTACTGCGCCATTGTAACCTGGAAGTAGCCCGAATGTCGTCATCATGGCTTAGGGTGGTCTTGCGTTGATAAAGATGTACGTAAAGGGGTATCGCTCAACCGCCTCTGCCGTAAGGTTGTACAATGATGATGCGTCGGTTCCGAGACAAATGGACCAGTTGTGCTTTGCCGTAACAGGCTAAGTGCGACTGAACCAAAGCCAAATAGACTAAGTATAACAAATGATTCGAGTCTTTAGACGAAGAATCCGATGAACTTGTTCATCGTTTAGGAGATTTAATAAATGTGGTTAGGCGATGAACAGTTTTCGCATCATTGCGAGAACTTGGAACTAATTCCTTCTGTCGATATTCCTTTGCACGATCCTGATGCTTTAGAGTTAAATCCTACTCTTGAATGGATGTTTGACAAAAGGCGTATTCTGGATATACAGAACATGAAATGGTTTCCGCATGGAAAACTTACTCCTGACTTTTTACCTTGCTTTTCAAAGCCTTTGCAGAACATATGGGGCATGGGCATAAACACTTCACATTGTGTGGACAAAGAAGATTATCTAAAAAACTACTACCCAGCACACATTTGTATGGAAGTGTTAACAGGTGAACACAGTACATTTGATATTGCTCTGGATAAAACAAAGGTATTGGATTGGAGATGCACAGTTGGATATTCAATGGGCGATGGTAGATTTTCGCACTGGCAAAGCATACCAATACATGAATCACCCAATGAAGTTGCAACATTCAACAGAAGAAGATTCATTCTAGAATTTGTAGATAATCATCTGCAAGAGTATACAGGCATGTTGAATTTTGAATTTATAGGAGACAAGTGCATAGAAGTACATCCTCGTTGTAACACAGAAATGATGTGTGCGTGGGGACCACAGTATATCAAACAGGTTAAATACTTTTATGAACTGGGCACCTGGCATGCTATCAAAGACTTCAAAGAAGGTTGTACTGTTCCTGTTTGGGGTAAACTGAACAAAAAATACAAAATGAAATTGGCAGATAGAGTCAAGTTTTCGGTTGCAGATGGCGTAAATTTCGTGTACTATGATATCGACAACATAGAAGATTCTAATCCTCCAGGAGGTCAACGACTTGCCTTTGTGGCAGGCAATGATTATGAAAAATGTAGAGAACATGCACAAAAACTTAGTGATTACTTCAATGGATGAACAGATCCGTTCTTGGATCACTAAATTTGTAAGCAAACCAAATCCATTACTGAACAACTTTCCTCCATGTCCTTTTGCAAAAAAGGCTCTGTTAGATGAACGAGTAAGCATACAAAAATTTACCAATTGGGACGAACTCAGTCATGTGGCGGCAGATTGGGACGACAGTTTAGATGTTGCCATATGGTGGTTCTATGACAAACCATTGGAAACCATGTTGAAGACCAAACTGCAATTCAATGATGTGTGGCAACCACATGACATGTGGCTGTTGATGGATCATCCAGATCATTATGAATTGGTAAGTGGTGTTGAAATGAATTTTGGTATTGCTGGTTTGTTGCTGTTACAGAGATATAGTGCTTTGGTTGATGCAAGTAAAACACTTGAACGACAGGGTTATTATAACAGTTGGAGTGATGACGATAGAGCGTTTGTGCATAGACGCAACAGATTATAAGCTCACAGATTTTTTACCAGACGCGGCCTGCCTAGCATTTTGTTCCATTTCTAATTTATTAGTAAATCTATCAATCATGATTTGTATATCATGAGGCTCCATGGCCAATAGATCGTGATAAGAAAATGCACCCTGTGTGAACAACACAGAATCCATTAAACTTGCAATCAAATCATCTTTTTCAGCATCCATTTTTTCCTGCGCCGCCCTGACCTGCTGGTAGTCACTCTGTGCGACGCTCATGCGAAAAAATGTGATTGATCCACTATCAGTGGTTGTTCAAATGGTGTGCCACATTTTGCACATTCACCATTGACTACCACTTTCATTACAATGGACTGTACTTCTAACAATTTTTCCATTATGGTGTTGTAAGTAACAACATCAATATTACTAATCCATTCAGCAATATGTTCAGGTTCTTCTACTCTGGTTTTGTCTGGCAGTTCTACAATGTAAACACATCTTGCAATAATATCTGAGTTACTATCTGCAATGGCTTTCATGCTTTCTTGAAATGATGTGATTTGTTCCTGACTGCCTTCAAAATTTGAAAGTGTGTCATTGATTTTTATTTGTTCTACTGCCTGCATTTGTAATTTTGTTGTAGATTGCAAATCTATGGGCTTGAGATAAATTGTTAAGCCATTATGATCAACTGTGTATGTATCATCGAGCATAGGAATCTGTGCAAGTACAGGATCAATTTCTTTTATGTATTCTTGTTCATGGTTACATTCTTTATTTTTGCATTTCACAGGCACTTGAAGATCATTGCCGTATGTGGCTCTACGTATTGCCATGAGTACAACATCAACATCATTGTAAGGCATTTCTCTAGGATCTTTGATGCGTGGACAACAACTTTCTAATACTCTGTATGTGGCTTCGCCATTGAATAGTGCATCAGGAACTTTCAATGCAATTTCATCTGCACTGGTCATTGCTCGCACACCAATTTCGCCATCATCTGTTAGATCTGGCCTTTGTTTATAGAAATTTCCTTTGCTGGGCAATCTAACAAAAACATTCTCTTGTCGCATATGCGACATTAATGGGTTATTCGACATGATTTTCCTCTAATAAATACATTGTGTATCTTCGGTTATACACAGTTATTTATATAGGTGTTTAATGGCAACAATTACTATAAACGGCGAAAGCGTAAACATTCCTGACTTTGCAATGGAGGCCACTCTGCAGAGAGTAGCCACTGCGACCGGTATGTCACAGGGCATATTAACTTCAATCATGCGTGGTAACAAAATATCTGCCGCAGGTTTGAAGAACATGGAGAAACATCTTACTGTAATTAAACAAGATACCAAGACAAACAATAACGATACCAAAAGAGGAAACAAAGACGCAAAAGAGGCCGCGGCTAAGGCCGCCGCTCAACGAAAACAAGCAATGGATAATATGAGTCAGAATCTTAAACAAGGATTCAATGCTCTAGCAAAAGGTAATACATCATTGCAAGGCACATTAGGCCCTATGATTCAAGGGGTAACAGCAGGTGCAGAAGGATTTGCTAAAATGATTCCTAAAGTGGGAAAATATGCCGAAGGCGCCATCGGTGCTTTAACAAAAGCTACTACGGCAACAGTAGGATTTGCACTAGGTGTTACAGATGAATTTGCGGCTCAAGCCAAAGCAATGACTCAGATAACAGGTGGTGGATTGTATGATAACATGTTATCACTTAGAACATCGGCCGGTGAAGCTGGATTATACCTTAAGGATCTTACCAATGCATTAGAACAAAGCAGTAGAAGTGTTGCAACGTTGGGTAGTGATGTTGATGATGGAATGAGAAATTTTACTAAGTTGAGTAAAGAATTTGCCTTAGGTACAAAACAATATGGTGATTTTGGTTTCAGCGTTGCAGAATTAAATTCAGTGATGTTGCAAGAAATTGAAATCATGCAAAGAATGGGATTGAGTCAAGAAGAAGTTACCAGGCGTTTGAGAGATACCAGTGGCGGATTACAAATGATGCTGTATGAAACCACAGCAATGGCACAGCTCACAGGTTCTGACAGAAGAGAAATGATTAGAGCTAGAATGGCTGAAAGAACTGATGCTCTAGGCGGTTTATATAGGGCAGGTTTATCAACAGAAGAACAAACACGATTAGACAATTCGGCAAATGTTGTACAGGCTATGCTAGGTGATGAATTAGGTCCACAATTAACAAAAATAGCAAATTTTGCCATGCAGAGTGGTATGGGCATGGAGGCGGCACTAGAACTGCAAGGCGGTCAAGGAATGACGGCGGCTAATGCATTCCTTCAAAGTAATGCTGGAGTTGGATTGGCAGATATCATGAGGGCATACATAGCCGGTGATGTAGGTGCTATAGCAGGCATGGGAGATCAATTACAAGGGATAATGGGTAATCAAGCTGGTATACGAAGTCTATCTGCAATAGCAATGGCAGACGGAGGTGCCTCTGGACAAGGTGCTACTACTGTGCTTAATTCAATAATGCAATTAAATCAATCAATGCAAAGGTTACGTAATCAAGATTTGGATAACTTACAACTAGACGCACAGCCTGGCGGTCAGGCTGAACAGCTTGGTACCAAAGATAGAAATATACAAACATTAACGAGTCAGTTGTTAACTAAACTGATCAACACAGAAGTGCCTGGTATAGGAGTCAAACCAGGTGATACTACTGAAATGGCCGCCTTTGTAAATTCATTTATTGATTCTACCAGAGGAACTTTAGGACTAGATGGAGATTTAGGTGAAGGTTACGATGCCGCACAGGTTGTTGCCGCCATGGCTCTGTTTAGTGCTCAACAGATGGCTTCATCTCAGATGAATGCTGATCCTGGTAGTGGCGGTGGTGGAAGTATTGATTACTTTGCAGAGGTTGATAAGAAAGGCAATAAACCTGGAACTAATAAACCTGGCTTCTTCAAAAAAAGTGCTAAAGCAGTCATGGGGGGATTAAAAACTGCAGGAGGATTATTATTCTCTTTCGTAGGCGGTAGAATGTTATTGAGTGCCGCCGGAGCAGGTATTGGTGCCATAGCGGCATCTTCCATGGCACCTTTTATAGCCGCGGCAGTAGGAGTTGCGGCTCTTGCCGGAGGAGCATATCTTGGATATAAAGCTCTTACCGGTGATGAAACAGGACCTGAAAAACAAGAAATTATTCAAGCAAACAATCAAGCCCTTACATCAATTAATTCTATTAAACGAACCAATTTAGGCAGTATTATGGAAGGCTTTGATCCATCAAATGGGCAGGCAGATTTAATGGTTAGACTAGGTGTGATTATGGAAAAATCAGGAAAAGAAAGTGTATTGGCTTTAAAAGAGATTCAAAATAATACCTTCTTTGCAAATGGATTGAAAAGACAACAACTTGATGAAGATAAAAAGTTCTATGTGGAAATGACATCACAATCTTAATAGGTTGACAGGTTACCATAAATAACATACAATAGAACGATACAGATACGGAAAATTATATGAGTTGGAAAAAACATTTTACAGTATATCAAGGCGGTGGTGGAAGAAGCGACAAAGCATCTCCTAGTGCCAACAGATGGCAAAGTTATCTGCCTGAGTTATACAGTGGTCATCCAAATCGTGTCGAACGTTACATGCAATATGACGCAATGGACATGGACAGCGAAATAAATGCGGCCTTGGACACAATCAGTGAATTCAGCACACAGGTCACAGATGACGACAATCTACCATTTGAAATCAATTACAAAGACGATAGCACAGAGAGTGAAGTAGAAGTACTTAACACAGCTCTGCGTCAATGGTGTAACATCAATGAATTTGATAGACGTTTGTTTAGAATATTCAGAAACACCATCAAGTACGGAGATCAAATCTTTATACGTGATCCTGAAACTTACAAACTTATATGGGCCAATCCAGTTGACGTATCCAAAGTTATTTTGAATGACAGCAAAGGCAAAGAACCAGAGCAGTACATTCTTAAAAACATTGATTTGAATCTACAAACACTTGTAGCAACAGAAATTAAACAACACAAAGACAGCTACAACACCATAGACAATCTAGCCAAAGGTGGTAATCAACCTGGCATGACTGGACCTGGTGGTGTGTTTCAAAACAATTCAGGACAGATACAAGAGTTTGCCGTTGATGCCGAACATATTGTGCATGTTGCATTAAGCGAAGGAATGGACACAAACTATCCATTTGGTAACAGTATACTGGATCCTATCTTTAAAACATACAAGCAAAAAGAACTGCTTGAAGATTCTATTATTATATACAGAGTACAAAGAGCTCCAGAACGCAGAGTGTTTTATGTAGACGTTGGCGACATGCCAACACACAAAGCAATCAGTTTTGTTGAGCGAGTTAAAAACGAAATTCATCAAAGACGTATTCCTTCTAAAACAGGTGGTGGTGCTAACATTATGGATAGCAGTTATAATCCATTATCCATCATGGAAGACTACTTCTTTGCACAAACTGCCGAAGGTAGAGGTTCCAAAGTTGAAGTGTTGCCAGGTGGTGAAAACCTAGGTCAAATTGATGACTTGAAATACTTCACAAACAAAATGCTGAGAGCATTGCGTGTGCCCAGCAGTTATCTACCAACAGGACCAGATGATGGAACTTCCTCATACAATGATGGCAGAGTTGGCACAGCATTTATTCAAGAATACAGATTCAATAGGTACTGTTTACGATTACAAAACATCATGCAAGATGTGTTTGACAAAGAATTTAAAATGTACTGTAAACACAAAGGCATTGAAGTACCAGCACAAACATTCGAAGTGCGTTTCTTAGAACCACAGAGCTTCAGTGATTATAGAAGCATTGAACTAGATACACAACGTTCTGGATTGTTTAACAATCTTGAAGGTGTTCCTTATCTAAGTAGACGTTTTATACTCAGCAAGTATCTTGGACTCAATGAAGACGAGATCATTGAGAACGAAAGAATGTGGAAAGAAGAAATGGGTACTATTGATGAGTTGGGTGGAAACAGCAATACAAGTGGCGGATTAAGTGCAGTTGGTATGCGACCAGAAGAGATCAACACAGACACAGCCGTGGATATTGCCCCAGATGCCGAACTTGACGACACAACAGGAGAAGGTTCACCACTAGGTGGCGACGAAAACCAAGGTTCTGACGCCGATTCTCCAACATAGTAAGACGTCTAGGCATATATAGTACAACAGGAATTAAAACATGCGTTTAGTAGAGTTCAAAGACAGTTCAAGAGATGAATTCAGTAAAATTGATATTGATCAAGCTAGACGCCCTAGGCTTACACTAAGGCATCTCAATAAATTAAAAAGTTTTAATGCAAGTAAAAAGATAGAAGAACTTGAACGCATTAAACTATACAAGCAGATTTACGGCACAAGATTTCAAGGCGAATCTACTTAACAATCCAGGCATTCATGGCAACGAATAGGCATATTCTGTCAAAAAGACGGTTTTGACAGGTGTTTACCAAGACGTATTACCAAGACGTCTTAAATAAGAACGTAATAACTCTACTAACGGGAGATTTATAATGAGTCGAGAAAAACTAGAAAAAGCTCTGGAACACCTCATTAATGAGGACAAAGAGCAGGCAGAAGAGCTTCTGCATGAATATTATGTCGGACTCGCCCGTCAAGTATGGTCAGACCTTGTTGAATCGGATGAGATTGAAGAAGAAAAAATCGTAGACGAAGCTAACGAGGAAGAACTCGATGAAGACTTCGGTAGTGAAGACGACGAAGCTGACTTCCTTGACGATGTCGAAACAGACAAACAAGAAATTGAAGCTGAAGAATACTTTGGCGAAGACGGCGAAGAAGAAGGCGAAGCTGAAATGGGCGACGAAGAAGCACCATCAGGCGATGCTGAAAAGGCCGAAGATGCTATTATGAACGTAGAAGACGCTCTAGCAGAACTAAAGGCAACATTTGCAGAAATCATGGGCGACGAAGCCGGTGACGAAGCTGAAGGCGATATGGACATGGAAATGCCAGAAATGCCTGAAGAAAGTGTAGAAGAGCCTGTTGCAGAAAAAACTGAAGAAACAGATGAAGCTGTGGAAGAAGCAAAAGACGAAACAGTTGAAGAAGATGAATCAGTTGAAGAAGCAAAAAGCGAAGATCTAGACGAAGAGCTACGTGAATATACAGAAAAGAAAAGTGCGGACAATGCCGATCATGCTGATAACAAAGCTAGTCCTGTAGGACCTGGCGATGATATGGGCGGTGAAGCTGTAGATATGTCCAAGGGTGGCGACGAAAAAGGCCGACCTGCACCAAAGGCACAAGACATTGGTGGCACTACACAAGATGCGAAATTGAGTTCAGCACCTAAACCAAAGATGACTGAAACAAAAAGAGCAAAGAAGTAAGAGATGATGCAAACTTTAATTGAAAAGATGTCACCATCACAGGCGGCTCTCGTTGCTGAAAGAGACGACGAGGGCAAAGACCTGTATATGAAGGGCATATTCATACAAGGTGAAAAGCAGAATCATAACGGAAGAGTTTATCCACTTAATGAGATTAATAAAGCAGTTAAAACTCTGCAAGAAAAAATTGAAGGTGGATTTAGTGTTCTAGGCGAAGCCGATCATCCAGATGATCTAAACATTAACTTGGATAGAGTCAGTCATGTGATTGAAAATATTCAAATGAATGGATCAGATGGAATTGGCAAGCTAAAATTATTACCAACTCCGATGGGTAACATATGTACTACCCTGATAGAGAGTGGTGTAAAACTAGGCGTATCTAGTCGAGGTAGCGGTAACGTTACAGAGAGCGGTCATGTTAGCGACTTTGAAATAGTCACAGTCGATATCGTTGCCAATCCGAGTGCTCCAGAGGCGTATCCAGATCCCATTTACGAACAGCTAATGAACCATGGTCGTAAGGGAAATGTGCTTATGGATGTTGCTAGAGCTACTGAACACGACAAGAAAGCCCAAAAGTATCTCAAGGAAGAGATCCTACGGTTCATTAACGACCTTGGATATAGGAGATAATAATGGCTCTTACAGCGATTGAAGAACTTCTAGGCTCCGAGGTGCTTTCCGAAGAAGTTAGAACTAGCATTAGTGAAGCATTTGATAAAAAGCTCGAAGAAGCACGTAAAGATATTACGAGTGAACTAAGAGAAGAATTTGCACAGCGATATGATCATGATAAATCACAGATCATTGAAGCCGCGGATAAAATGCTACGTGATGTTGTAGTCAAAGAACTCACAGAGTTCAATGAAGACAAGAAAAAAGTAGCAGAAGAACGTGTAACGTACAAAAAAGCGATTGCCGAACATGCTGAAGTTCTTAACAAATTCATCATGGAAACTCTCAGTAAGGAAATTTCCGAATTGAGAGCCGATCGACAAGCTGGCGAAGATAAAATTTCTAAGCTAGAAGGCTTTGCGATCGAGCAACTCACTAAGGAGTTAAATGAATTTCATGAAGACAAGCGTTCACTAGTTGAACAAAAAGTCAAAATGATTAAAGAAGGAAAGAAAGTAATCGAAGAAGCCAGAAGCAAGTTTGTTAAACAAGCATCTGAAAAAGTGCATGGCATCGTATCAGAAGGTTTTGTCAAGGAATTGGCAACACTGAAGGAAGATATTAAGTCAGCACGTGAAAATGAATTCGGACGTAAAATATTCGAAACATTTGCAGGTGAGTTTATGACAAGTTACCTAGCAGAAGGCACTGAGGTTAAAAAACTTTCTAAAACTATTGAGGAAATGTCGGGACTGTTGAAAGAAGCTGAAGATAAGCTGAATGAAAAAGACGTTATGATAGCAGAAGGCAAGAAGGCTGTTAAAGTAATGGAACAATCAACAGAAAGAAAACAAATCCTTGACGAGCTAATGGCTCCGTTGGCAAAAGACAAGCGTGAAATCATGTCAGACCTTCTAGAAGGTACACAAACTGATAGATTGCAACGCCAGTTTAAAAAGTATCTACCTAGCGTAATTAAGGAAGATGCTAAACCAACTGACAAAAACATACTTAATGAAACTCAGAAGACTGAGTTTACAGGTAACAAGGCCCAAAGTGATGCTGGAAACAGCGGAACACAGGCTGAAATTATCAACCTTCGCAAACTAGCGGGTATCCGCAATTAATTAGGAGTAGATCCAATGAACCTTACAGAAAATTGGAATGAAACCAAAACAGCACTGGTTGATGGTCTTGAAGGTAACAAAAAAGTTGTTATGGAGCAAGTCCTTGAAAATGCAAAAACGTATTTGACAGAGACTGCCGCCGCTGGCACTACTATGGCCGGTAATATTGCAACTTTGAATAAAGTTATCCTACCAGTCATCAGACGTGTTATGCCAACAGTTATCGCTAACGAGCTGGTTGGTGTTCAGCCTATGACAGGCCCAGTCGGACAGATCCACACACTCAGAGTAAGATATGCTGAAACTTTTGACTCAGCTACTGCTGGTGATGAGGCTCTAAGTCCATTCTCAATTGCTACTGGATATTCTGGTAATGCAACATCTAACACAGCAGACACAACTTCAACTCTTGAAGCTACTGCTGGTAAAAAGTTAAGCATCCAGATCCTCAAGCAAACAGTCGAAGCAAAAACCAGAAAGCTATCAGCTCGCTGGACTTTTGAAGCGGCTCAAGACGCAAACTCAATGCATGGCATTGACGTCGAAGCAGAAGTAATGGCGGCACTAGCACAAGAAATTACTGCTGAAATCGACCAAGAAATCCTTGCTTCACTTAGAAGCTTGGCAGGCACACCATCATTAACATATAACCAGGCCGGTGTATCAGGTACTGCAACATTTGTTGGTGACGAACATGCCGCATTTGCTGTTCTAGTAAATAGAGCCGCAAATCTAATCGCCGCAAGAACAAGAAGAGGCGCAGGTAACTACTTGGTAGTATCACCAGCAATGCTTACTGTTCTTCAGTCAGCTACAACTTCAGCATTCGCAAGAACAACTGAAGGACCTTTTGAAGCACCAACTAACACTAAATTTGTTGGTACATTGAATGGTACAATGAGAGTGTACGCAGACCAGTATGCATCAGATTCAACTGTTGCATTGGTAGGCTACAAAGGCTCAGGCGAAATGGACGCACCAGCGTACTACTGCCCATACATTCCATTGATGAGCAGTGGTGTTGTTATGGATCCATCAACATTCGAACCAGTAGTTTCATTTATGACACGATATGGTTACACTGAATTGTCCAACCAAGCTTCATCGCTCGGTAATGCGGCAGACTATGTTGAAGGCATCACAATCAACAGCGGTAACCTTAGCTTTACATAAGTTTTGGTTTTACCAGAATTACAAAATGGGTCACTTCGGTGGCCCATTTTTTTTTGAAAAAAGATGCAAAAAAAGGTTGACTTCTGGTATAAGAAGTACTATATTAATAACTATAGCAAGACGACGGTCTTACTAGAGTAGTGCAAGGAAACGTGTCTGACCAAGAGGCATAACTTGATTGCTTAGGCGTGGTAGCCAGGTTCGAAGTTTAGCGACCAAGAATCACATCGCCCTCCCGGGCGGAAGTAAGTTCCAGGGGATTTTGAGAATGGTATCTCGGTCGACCTGGTTGGAGGTGAAACCCAAGTCCTCCCTACTCACTAATAACTCCTTTTTTTAGTTTGCGAAGGCGCCTTTGGCGTCTTCCTTTTTGACTAAATAGTCTAGTAGGAGAATGCAATGCCAAGTTTCAGAAAAACAGCTTCAGGTAGTGGAGCAACAATTACAGTAGTTGAAGACACAACAGATTCAACTGCGTCTACAGGTGCTTTACAACTCAAAGGCGGAGTTCTAGTAGAGAAAGCATTATACGTTAAAGGTAATATCACAGCAGATGGCGGTACACTTAGTTTAGGTGATGCTGACACAGACACACTTAATCTTGCCGCGGACATAGGTTCTAACATTAGACCAAATGGTGATAACACATATTCATTAGGAACAACTGGTGCAACTTGGAGCAAAGCATGGTTAAAAAGTGCAGACCTAGGCACAGGCAAAATAGAAAACTTAGGCGATCCTACTAATGCTCAAGATGCCGCTACAAAATCTTATGTTGATACTGCGGCCGGTGGTGCAATTCTTAATATAGTTGATGGTGCTTCAAACACACAGGCTGTAAATTTAGGTGCTGATACTCTTACATTTAATGGAACTACCAACGAAGTTGAAGTTGTTGTAGGTGCAACAGATACAGTAACAGTTGGTTTACCAGCTGATGTTACAGTAACAACTTCTGTAATGACACCAACATACAAGATCAGCGGAAGTGGTGCAAATGACAGTCATATCACAAGTGCTGGAGCAACCATAGCCTCTACAGCATTAACTGTGCTAGATACATTTGCTATAGCAAATTTTAGAGCCAGTGAATATTTTATTGCAATCACACAAGGCTCTGCTTTTCAAAGCAGTAAAGTTATGGTAGGCCATGATGGTACAAATGCTTATATTACACAATACGGCACACTAGTAAGTGGATCTACTCTAGGCACGTTTACTGCGGCAGTAAATGGAGCAAACGTAGAACTTAAGGTCACAATGGGTTCAGCCACCAGTGCATCTTTGAAAGTTATACGCCAGACAGTAAACGTATAAATACTTGCACAATAAGAGAGTGTAGGTATGGCAATTAAAATAGATCACCAGCAAAATCTGTTAAAAACTCAAACCAATGAATTGAAACTAGATATCACCGGTTCGCTGACTTTACCGTCAGGTGCAACTTCGGATAGATCAGGATCACCTAACACAGGTGATATAAGATTCAATACAACTACAACTAGATTTGAAGGCTATACTGGTAGTGCATGGAAAACATTTACTACCATTATGCAGGATATTGACAAAGATACGTATGTCACTGTTGAAGATAGTGATGGCACAGATAACGATCAAATTGATTTTTTTACTGCTGGATCACAACGTATGGTTATCCATTCAGATGGTAACATAGGTATAAATCAGGCCGCTCCTACAAAACTGTTAGATGTTGGCGGATCTTTTAAAGCAACAGGTGATGCAACACTAGATTCTACTTTGCTGGTAGGTGGTATTGCAGATTTTGATGCAAGAGTTGATATCAATGATGGTACCACAAGTTCTAGTACTTCTACAGGTGCATTGGTTGTATCAGGTGGTGCTGGTATTGGCGGTGCATTAAACGTTGGTGGAGACATGAACGTTGGTGGAACAGTTACTATGACAGGAAACTTTCAAGTAAGTGGTACACAAACAACACTTGTCAGCACATCTATTAACCAAGCACTCATTAAATTAGGCGAAGGCACTACAACACAATCAGTTGACCAAGGGTTTATTGTTACTCGAGGCGATGGCGTATCTACAAACACAAATAACGTGGGTGCCATATATGACGAAAGCGAAGATGAAGTTGCTTTTATTTCATGTCCTACAGAAGATGGACAAACTTCTGGTAATGTAAACATTGTAGATTATATCAAAGTACACCTAGGTGAATTAGAAGCAGAAGATAATTTAACTGTCAAAGGTATTACATCACTCACTGGTAATTTAACATCACAGGGTACAGCAACATTCACTGAAATGACAGTAGGTGATCTAAACAATCAAAAATTTATTATTGCTGGAGCCAGTGGTAGGCTTACAACTGACAACGCAATATTGTTTGATGGTACCAATGTAAAGTTTGATACAAATGGTGCTTTACAAATACCAGGCGGAAGTACTGCACAAAGACCAGGAACACCAACTGTTGGTATGATACGTTACAATACCAATGATTTAGAATTTGAAGGTTACATAGGCGGTGCATGGAATAGACTTTCTGCCACTAATTTCTTAGAACTAACAGATACACCTGCATCATTTGATCCTGGTAAGTTTTTACGAGTAAACGCAGGAGGTACAGAAGTTGAGTTTGTGGATTCGGCCGCTGACGTTGTAGATGACCTATCTCCACAGCTAGGTGGTAACCTAGACATGAACGGCAAAGATATTACTGGTAAAGGTAATATCAACATTAACAGTGATGATGACACTAATGCAGTTGGCCCTAGCATTACACTTGATAGACAGAGTGCAACACCAAGCGGAGGAGACGGAATTGGTGTTATTAAATTTGATGCTTACAATAGTGCAGGCACTCCTGCTACAAAAACCTATGCACAAATATATGGATACCTAAGAGATATAACAGCAACCAATGAAGATGGTGCAATTAGAATAAGTGTACTGAAAGATAGTGTAAACACAATCGTTGCTGAGTTTGACAGAGAAGGTGTACGCATTGGTAAAGATGCAGACCTTATATTTGAAGGTTCCACAGACGACGGAAATGAAACAAAACTTACAGCCACAGATCCTGGTCAAGACAATACTATAACTTTACCAGATGCATCTGGTACTGTAATGTTAAATGTTGTTGAAGATACAACACCACAACTTGGAGGTGCATTAGATTTAAATGACAAAGATATCACAATAGCAACCAATGGTCAAAGTGATATTGGTACAGGATCTAATCAAATTGGCACACTTTATGCACAAAATATTGGTAGCCAAGCCAATCAAGTTGGCACAGTCTTTACTAACAACATCACAATGCACAATGCATATCACAGTCATGCCAGTACAGCAACCAGTTCATCCACAGCAGAATTTAATGTAGATCAATGGCCCATAGCAACATATAGAAGTGCAAAATATTTTATATCATGTGAAAACACCACAAGTTCAATATATCAAATCACACAGATACTGGTATTGCATGACGGATCAAATGTATACATGACAACTTATGGTTCATTGTTGAGTGGTGCAAATCAGTTTACAATTTCAGCAGATATTAATGGTGGTAATGTAAGATTAAGACTTACTCCTGCCAACACTAATAATATGAATTACAGATTCATTGCTGAGAAACACTTAATCTAAAATAGGTAAATAATAACAATATACAATAGTGTAGCCTTAACCGTGGAGAGGGAAGCGATATGGCAACTTTTCAACATAATTTTAAGGTCAAGAACGGCCTTACAGTAGAAAACTCAGCTGGTAACGATAGCGAAATTGTACTCAAAGATGCATCAGCTACCGCACTAGTAATTAAAGAAGGCAGTACAGCCTTTCTTACATTTGACACAAGTAATGGTGCAGAAAAAATTGCGTTCAACAAATCAGTTGACTTTGGTGGACAAACCATTACAAACTTACCAACAGCATTTACAATCAGTGATGGTTCTAATTCATCTGCCATAGCAGGTGGTGGTACACTCACAGTACAAGGTACTGCCAATGAAGTAGCAGTAGCAGAATCATCTGGCACAGTCACAGTTGGTTTGCCTACCAATGTTACAATCACAGGTAATCTAACAGTTAATGGAACAACCACAACTGTTAACAGTACCACAATGACTGTGGATGATCCTATTATGACACTAGGTGGCGATACTCCTCCTGGCTCAGATGATAACAAAGACAGAGGTGTTGAATTTCGTTGGCATGATGGTTCAAATCCCAAAGTTGGTTTCTTTGGTATGGACGACTCAGACAACAAATTTATGTTTATCCCTCAAGCATCTAACACCAGTGAAGTTATGTCAGGTTCTGTTGGTGGAGCAAAATTTGGTGCTGTAGATGTAACTGGTTTAACAAACTCTGCTCTTACAGATAATAGAATTACGATTGCAGGTGCATCAGGTGTACTTGAAGATGATGCAAACTTTACATTTGATGGCACTAACATGAAGATTGCAACAACTGGTTCTGTGCAAATTCCAGTTGGTAGTACTGCACAAAGACCAACTGCCGTTCAAGGACAATTACGTTATAACACAGATGATAGTTCATTTGAAGGTTATGATGGATCAGCATGGGGCTCATTAGGCGGAGTTAAAGACGGAGATGGTGACACAACTATTTTAGCAGAAGATAGTGCAGGTGCAGACAATGATGAATTAGATTTTAAAACTGCTGGCACAGTAAGAATGACAATAGGTGCCACTGGTGATATCACATACGGTGATAGTTTAAACAAAGTAACCATAGCGGCCGCAACTGGTAACACAGTTATTGCAGGTACACTTGATGTTACAAGTGCAGTAAACCTAAATGCTACAACCTCAAGCACAAACACAACATCAGGTGCTCTTATTGTAGATGGCGGTGTTGGTGTTGCTGAAAACCTAAACGTAGGTGGCGGACTAACTGTAACAGGTGCAAGTACACTCAATGGTAACATAGACATTGGTGATGCAAACACAGATACACTCACTATAACAGCCAAGGTTGACAGTAGTATTTTACCTGACCAAGACGGCACAAGGGAACTTGGCTCAGCTTCATTGCGTTGGCTAAACACACATACAGATAATATCAAAGCACAAGGTTACATTGATGGTGTTGATTATATGGACATTGACACTGGTGCAGGTACTCCTGGTAGTGCCGCCGAAGGTAGAATATTTTACGAAAATAACTTTGATGCTCTAGCATACTACACAGGCGATCAATCACAGATTATTAGAATTGGACAGAACACATTCCAATATGTTTATAACGATACAGGTGCAACAATTGGTGCCGGTAAGGCTGTGCGATACAGCGGTGGACTCACAGCTGGTGGTATGAAGATTTCACTTTCAGATAAAAGTTCAACTGATGTACAACACACAATAGGTTTAACATTTGGCAGTATTGCCAACACAGGTTATGGTTATGTTATGATACAAGGTTTGTATTTTAACTTAGATACAAGTGCGTTTGCCGTTGGTGCTCCGCTGTATGTTGATACAGCAGGAAGTCTAACAGCAACTTCACCAACCTATCCTAACTTTAGTGTTGAAGTTTGTAAAACTACAAAACAACATGCAAGTACAGGTGTTGTTTATGTTGATATGATCAACAACATGGCGGCAAGTTTTAGAACCACAGGTAATGCACGTTTTGATGGTGATGTTGTTATTGGTGGTAACTTAACTATTTTGGGTACCAGTGCTAGTACTGATGTTAACTCGTTGAACGTGGAAGATCCTTATGTGTTCTTGGGTGCTGGTGACAGTATTGGTACAGTTAACTTTTCAGGTAGTGGACTCAATGACGCAACATTCCATGGATTGTTTGAAGGTACAGCAAGTACAACATATTATGTAAAAATTGATGGTACTGGTTCTCCAGATACATTTAGTTGGAGTAAAGATAACTTTTCATCCACAGAAGCAACTGGTGTAAACATTACTGGAGCAGAACAAACACTAGACAATGGTATCAAAGTTAAATTTAATGCAACATCAGGACACACAAGCAATGATACATGGAACGGTGTCGCCGCTCCAACAAACATTGACCTTGGTGTGGTTGGATTTAGAAACACAGGTGCGTCTGGTGTAGGATTTACACAGGTTGGTTTATTCTTTGATGTTACAGATCAAAAGTTTAGAATATTTGATGAATATGATCCTGTATTGACAGGCAACGTTAACACAGCAGATTCAAGTTTTAGTTTGGGTACGCTGGTTGCTGATACAATGGAAGCAACAACATTCACTGGTAACCTAGTAGGTTCAGCATCAACGGCCGCAGAAGCACAAACCATACACACAATACAAAGAGGTGCCGTAGATGCCGCTCATTATGTAAACATTGTTGACAGTGATGATTCATCGATGGCAGTTAACCAAGTGTACACAGATGCTGGATTGTCATACAATCCAAGCAGTAATAATCTTACTGTGTCAGGACAAGCAATAGCAACTTCATTTCAAGTATCAGGATCAACTGGTGTTTACTTTGAAGGTGCAACAGACAACACAAACGACACGCTGTTAACAGCAACAGATCCAACAGCAAACAACACAATCACTCTACCAGACTCATCGGGTACTGTGGCACTTACCAGTCAACTTAACAACTTTGTTAGTGATACTGGAGGTTCATTCACAGGTGATGTTACATTCACAGGTGACAACTACAATGTGGTTTGGGACAAATCAGATGATGCAATGGAATGGGGCGATAATGCCAAAGCAACATTTGGTACTGGTGCTGATTTCACAATTAGACACGATAGTTCAAATGATACCACTTATATGGAAGAATCTGGTGCTGGTAGTTTAATCATGAAAGTTGATGACATGTATATCCAAAATGCCGCTGGAAATACAAACATTGCAAAATTTGTTGATGGTGGTGGAGTAACTTTATATCATAATAGTAATACTCAAGCATTTGAAACTACAACTACCGGTGTATCAATTAAAATGGGCACTGATAAAAATATAGCATTCACAGGTGGTATAGGTGAAATTGGTAGTGTTCCAGGTTTTCAAGGTACCAATGACGCCGGTAGTGCATTAACTTCAATTGGTATGCGTGGTACAGATATAAGATTTGCAACTGCCTCCGCTGAAGCAATGAGAGTAGATAGCAATGGTAGATTAGGTATTGGTATACAGGCTCCAGACTACCCTTTAAATGTAGCAGGAACTCCTATATCATCTGCAAATGAAAAAGCACTTCTATCACTTTATGATACAGATACAGCTTATAATGGTACAAACCCTGGTGGTGGTATTGCTTTTAGATCTCTTTATAATTCTGGTGGTTCTTCTACTGTTAGTACTGCAACTATACAAGGCATAAAAGAAAACGCTACAGATGGAAATTACGACACAGCATTACGATTCACCACAAGAGCAAATGGTGGAAATTTAACTGAAAAAATGAGAATCGATAGTGCTGGTAATGTTGGTATTGGTGTAACTCCTACTGCCAAGTTACATATTGAGGTTGCTGATAACACTGAATTTTTAAAAGCAACAATAACAGGAAACGAAGCATGGGCATTTAAAGGCGCCTCTGGAGCAGGTGCAGTAGACTATGTATCATTTGGTATATCTGGCGGTACACAATGTATGGTATGGCAAGAAGATGGCGCAGTTGGTATTGGTAATACTGCTCCAACTTGTCCATTGGATGTTACTGGTGAAATACGTGCATCCAATGATGTTACTGCGTTTTATTCATCTGATAGAAATTTAAAAGAAAACATAGAAGTTATTGCAGATCCAATTGGAAAAATTACTGCAATGCGTGGTGTAATGTTTGATTGGACCGACGAACATATTCAGTCAAGAGGTGGAGAAGATGGTTATTTTGTACGTAAACATGACATTGGTGTTATTGCTCAAGAAGTTGAAGAAATACTACCAGAAGTGGTACGTGAAAGAGATGACGGAACCAAAGCAGTTGACTATCAGAAAATGGTTGCACTACTCATAGAAGGTATGAAAGAACAACAAGAACAAATAAAAGCCTTGACAGAACAGGTAAATTCTATTATAACTAATAGTAGCGAGAAATAAACTATGGCACTACCGGCAACAGGCGCCCAGATATCAATGAGTACAGTTCGTACTTTTTTTAACGGACAATCAGGCATTCCTGGTTCGAATTCTAATTTGTTATTGAGTGCAACATTTGGTGCATTTATTACACCTAGTGTTACAACAAATACAAAACTCAGTGCTACATTTGGCGGTTGGCAAAATGGTAATTCCACTGGTGCAAGTCCATAATAAACATCTCACCCTTGGTGTGTACAGATATATACTAAGAAATGTAAAACCTTAGGAGGTAAAACATGGCAGAGAAAAATATCGTAGATACTGCGATTATTCATCGTACAAGATATGAAATAGAAACGTTCGTGTTAGGCGAACATCCGCATCCTGCAAGACAGGCACAACTGCTTATCAATGAAATACGTAGAGTACGTGCAGGAGTAGTTATTGAAAGCGGAGAACATGCAAAAGCCGGTTTAGAAGCTGAGCTTAAAATTTTAGAAGATATTCTAGCAGATATGAGTCAAAAACATGATGTTCCAGCATTGCTTGAAAACATTGAAACATATGAAGAGCAATATTGGGTAGACAGACTTGCCCGAATGGCGGCAATTGATATTTTGACCATTGGCAAAATTCAACCTGATCATATGAATCGTATTGCGGCTCTTAATGATACAGCCTTTGCAAACTGTGTGAAAACAACTGCAAATCTTGCCAAACTGTTAAATGATGGTGTTGTACAAGCAGAACGCCAACTTTCACAGGACATGGTTCCACAAGATATGATGTAGGTGATACATGGTAAGTGTACCTTCTACATATGTAAACAATGATGGTTATAGGATTGCAATATGTATTCCTGTAATGGATCAATGCAGTACAATGTTTACTAGAAGTTTAGCCAATCTTATGCATAAATGCGGACAGGATAGAAAGTCAGTTTCTATTCACATGCAGTATGGCAGTAACGTAACAATGCAGAGAGATGCTCTTGCAAGAGAGGCACTAGAAACATCAGCTGATTTTTTGATGTGGCTAGACAGCGACATGCATTTTCCTAGTGATACCATTGATAGGTTATTGAACAGGAAAGCAAAAATTGTTGGAGCTCCTTATACCACAAGAGTAAAACCAATTAGAAGTACTGCATTTAAAAGTGCCATGGACTATGATGCAAGATTGAATAGATCTGTAGATGGCGGTATTGAAAAAGTTGCGGCCTTAGGGTTTGGTTGTGTGTTAATTCACAGAGAAGTGTTCGAAACAATGAACAAGCAAGATCCTAATGTAATGCGTAAATTAGATGTGGTAGATGCAGTCGTACATGATTATTCAGATCCTCCATGGTTCGGTGTTAAATACGATAGTAAGTCTGAGACAATGATGGGCGAAGACATTTACTTTTTTGAAAAAGCATCTAAGGCCGGATTTCAAGCATATGCAGATTTTGAACTTGCTCAAAGTATTGCACATGTAGGAAGTAAAGTTTATACTTTAAAGGACATTGAAGATGGAAACTGAACAATTAATGTGGAGACCAAACTGGAACAAACAGTTTGATATAAAACATTTAAAAGAAATTCGCGGAGAAACACCGGTATCACCTTGGCAACGAGTACTTGCAAGATGTATTTCTCCTTTTCCAAAACTGTATGTTGAAGACATCAATGACATGGAAACTGTCAATGTTATGGCAGAAGGATATGCAAACGAAGTCAGTCACATTTGGGTAATCAATGAAAATTATCCTATTGCTGATGATTTTCCTTGGCATTGGAGACCAGAAGGTACAGACACAAATTATGTTTATGAATTTCCTGTAGTCAGTTATAGAAGCAAACGCCCACTAGGTTGGGACGTGGTACGTTTAGTACCTACTAGCGGTAATCCAAAAAGTGTTATTCGCAGTAGAATTATTGCTGGATATGTTGACTCAGAATTTGATATTTGCTTCATAAGTTATCATGAACCTGAAGCAGACAGAAATTTCCAAAGACTAGCAGAAAAATATCCGGAAGCTCGGCATATTAGAAACATACGAGGAATTGGAAATGCATACAAAGAAGCTGGAGCAACCAGCCAAAGTGAAATGGTATGGATAGTAGACGCAGATGCAGTAATAATGGATCACTTTCGTTTTGATTTTGTGCCTCCTAAAAGCAAACGAAAGAACACAACATATTGCTGGCGTGCCCGTAATCCTATCAACGGATTGGAATACGGCTTTGGTGCAGTAAAATTATTTCCAAGACAACAGTTGATGAAACTAGGTAACAAAATGCCCGATTTTAGTACCAGCGTAGCGTTTTTTCAACCAATTGATCAGGTTAGTAATATAACTGCATTTAACAAAGATCCATATCGTACATGGAGATCAGCTTTTAGAGAATGTGCTAAACTCTCAAGTAACATTATCTCCAACAGTAAAGTTGACGAAAATACTGAACGGTTAGATACTTGGATGAACATCGATAATGGTGCTCGTTTTGGCAGATACGCATTGCGTGGAGCCAAAGAAGGTGCTGATTATGGAAAGAAACATGCAGGAAGTCCAGACCAACTCGCAATGATCAACGACTTTGATTGGCTTAAAAAGGAATTTTTACAGTCGATGAAAAAGAAACTAACTGTTTAAGCTAGAGATCCAATCGGGGCCATTTGTATTAGAATTTCTTTTATAGATGGTCCCAATTTTTTTGACCATAGTTTTATCATACAGAATATTCTTGCTACCTGGATGTAATGGTCTAGGCCAGTTACCTATTTTAACCCAACAATAACCATCGCTTTCGTTGTTCAACAACGGAACAAATTCTTCGTATACTGCAACCACAAATGTGTTGTAGGTAAACTCTTTGTTTTTGCTGGTAAAAATATGCAAAGGATGTACTTTTTGTACATCAGGCAACATGCCTATTTCTTCTTCTAATTCACGTAACAGAGTTTCAATGGGTCTTTCATCTGGTTCAGCTTTGCCTCCCCAAAATGCCCATGTTCTAGGATGTGTGTTGTTTTGACTTCTTTGCTGTAAACAAATTCTACCTGTGTCTAATGCAAGTATCAAACAACCAGATGCTTGTATCAAATGTAGATTCTCCAAAATCCTGGTTTATGTCTAGATTGCCAAGCATGTACCCAATCTTCGCCATTGAAGTAATACAACTGATTGTCGGCTGTATTGGTTACATATTGTGCAGTTGAACCGTTTGCACTGGCGTCAAAGCTGACTACCCAACCAAATCCATTATACTCGATGATATCACCTTTTCCGGCAACGCTGGCCCAAACTGATGAATTGTCATTGGTTGTTTTATCAGTTAATATATATCGTTGTCCTGCGGCCGCCGCCGGCAATATTCCATCTCCTGGATAATTTGCTTGAGGATTTACAATTCTATCTACTGTGGATTGTGTGGTTGCTGGTAGTGTGTTAGTATCTATAGTAAAGGTTAAATGGTTGACATTGCCTGGATCATATGCGATAGTACCAATAACATCACTGTCATCATCGTCTGGTGTACCTGCTAAACGCAATCTAAGTTGACTGTACCCATCATTGATTCTTCCTATAGGCGACAATGTTTTTTCCCAATCAAGTGTTTCACCTTCGCTGTCCACAGTGGTTGTATTTTGGTTTTGTAATTTTACTGTGGTTGCATCTGTGATTTCAATCCAATATTGACTTGGAGTAATTACTGTGTATGATAAACTATCATAAGTGTAACTTTTCTTTTGTTCAAATAGATCCACTTGGTCTTCGTCCATTGTGTAAAGTTTTGTTAGAATAGTGTGTATAAGTTTGCTTCTGTTGAATTTTGCAGGAGGTGTTAGATACACCAAACTTCTAAATTGTAAAGTAGCAATTTCAATTACATCTTCTGTTCCAACAGGTTGTTGCCTGCTTGTAAATTGTATGTTTGTTAATTCATTATAACTTAGAGCTGTCCAATCAAACGGATTTTTACTGCTATGCAGATCAATGAGTGGATCAAACAGTATGAGCAACTGTTCTAATAACTGTAGTTTTTGATCTGTGTTACTGGTCCAAACATCTACATTAATATCTAACATGTAAGGCACAGGTGCATGTTTTGTAATTTGATATGTGTTACCAGGATTAGTGGTGTAATCTCCGGTTGCTTCATTGAAATCTTTTTCATATATTGTTTCACTTTTCTGAAACCCGGAATGCATTCTGCGTGTTGGATCCTGTTGCATTCCAGTGATATAACATGTGATTTGCGGAACACTCAACATTTTGTTTTCTGAATTCTCACGCATTATTGCCGCCGCCATGCGTGTTGGATCTCCGTATTTTGCTGGCACCGTTCTATATATTGGATCGCCATTATCGCCTTCGCCAATTTGTACACTAAAGTTAGAAAACATTCGTACGAATTGAATCAAGTGTCTTCTCATTTGTTTGTCATAAAAATAGTTCATTACGTTGTCTTCTTAGTTTTTGCTACTGTGTTCAATGATTGCCTTACATCAAACTCTTCATTGTTTACACTATCTTTGCCTAGTTGATTTACAAATTCATCAACTGATCCAAAAGTGTTTCTATCCCATGTGTTTTCATTTATGTTATCATAAAGTCTAACCCATTTTGCACCACGTCTTACAAACAATCTGTTTGGATCAAAATCTGTACGTAAGAAATAATCGCCTTGATTTGGGTTTGCTGGAAAACTTAATCCACTTGCTAGGCTTTCGCCGTAAGCCCAATCAGTGTTAGGATTGGCATTATCTGATGTGGTATATAGATGACTGGTATCATAATTACCACCACCTGATGCTTCAGCTTCTTCAACTATCTTTTTGTTGACATCCATTTCTGCATTGTATGTGCTTACAAGACTTGCTAGACTGTTTTCATCTTCGTTGCTACCAAGTAGATTACTGTATTCTTGTGCATCATTCAATGGTGCTAGTTTAACTCTCCAAATGTGTGGATACCATGTTTGTGAAAATCCTTCACTGCCACGAGCGGCATCTGTTACACTATAAAATTTTGGTATTGGTGCTTTGCTTTGATCAAGTGCTAATTCATCTAATAGATGTGGTAATTCAACAACATCACCTGCCATCAATCTACGACCTAATTTTGAAACCATATCATTCATGTGGAATGTCATAAACAGAGTATCATTGGTTAAGAATAGTCCAAACTGTGATAGATCAAAGTCTGTGTCAGCAACATTGTATACACCACGTAATTCATATATGTCTGGATCATACACACGATCTCTGTTTTCTAAAAACAGTATATCCTGTACATCTAGCTCACTGATATCTGGCTCTACGTTAGTAAGGTTACCATTGGCATCCGTGGCACTACTATCAGTATACTTAGGCTGGGTTTTGTCGTCTTGATCCGCTACATCTTGTGGCCCAATGTACTTGTGTACTATTACACCCACTCCACCAATGTCGAATTGTTCGCGAATTGTTTTATCCATAAAATAGAAATCATTTGTCTTTGTTGGTTTGTAAAGCGTTAATCTAGGCATCTTTGCTGTCCTTTATTTCTTCTAGCATTGATTCTAGAATATCTATATGGTGCGGATTTTCTGGACCCATGTCACTGCCTGTTAAAAATTGTATGTCTTTGTCTGCAGGTATATCTGCTTCTAATACTCTAAGGAAAGTTTCACTGCCTATTTCATCTACCCAAGATAAATTGCCAGCATACAAACCTACACTGGTAAAATCATATGATTTTATATTATCTACATTTACATTTGCCAGTGGTTTATTGTACAACATGAATTCTGCGTTTGCACAGTTTACATCTACAATGATTGGTGATATATCCCAATCATCAAATTCATCATCATCAAAATTAGGCTGTGCTATAAAATGTATATTTTCTTTGGCTTCCATTAACAATAAAAGATTATGCATTGCATCTTCGCTTACATGTTTATCTTGTAGCATATCACTTCCAACCATAAAAGGCATGTTTACCATTAACAAATGTGTGAAACCTTTTTGTTTAAAAATTGCTAGGTAATCTCTTGGATCTTTACTGCCTATTGCATTAAGCCCATCTCCTGCATCTTGTAAATCAAGACTGGACGACTTTTCACCCATTGGAATCAAAGAAGTATTAAAACACGATCCAATCCACAATGTGTCTGCTTTTTCAATACCCAACTTTGCTAACTGGTTTTGTGTGTACGATTTTAAAATAGCACCTAGTTTGTTGTGTGTATCAATGTTAATTTCGGGTAATCCCCAAACAATAGCACCAAGTTTCATCTATAGATCTCCATATACTGTATTTACCGATTGACAAAACTAACTAGTGTATGTTACTATAATAGAAACAAACATAGGAGTGTAACCATGGCTAGCGGAGTTAAAGTCA